TTTATAACAACAGTTTTTGTTCCACCACCACCTCCAGTTCCACCAGACATTACTATTGTTGGTGATTGAGATTGTTGTCCTCCCATAGGAATTGGTACAGGAATTACAGAACCTTTCTTTTTGGAAGATGCAACTGTACTACCAATATCACTCATACCTCTTCCCTCTAAAGAAGGACCACCGCGACCACTAAGATCTGGTATTTGTCCTGGTTTTCTGTCAATTTGAGCGGCAGAGAGCATAATTAACCCAACATATGGGTCTGGTGATGTATTGCCACCATAGTTTGTAGAACCTTTTTCTGTTGACGCTTCCAAATGAATATGTGGTCCTGTAGATTTACCAGTGCTACCAGTAACAGCAAAAGAAGTTCCTGCTGGAATACCACCAGACTTAATTATGATTGAACTATTATGTGCAAATCTAAGTTGAACACCGACTGAAGGCACCCATACATCAATAACACGACCATATCCAGAATCATCCTTTGTCCCAACAACTTCACAATCAACTCTCAACGCAATGTAAAGACCAGCAGCACATGCAATATCAAGACCACCGTGAGGTTTTGTTCTAAAGTTTTCTAAAGCACCTTTAATTGATGTAATTTTTGCTGGAGCACCCAATGCACTTACATCATCATCCTTAGCAAATCTTTTACTAAGATCTAATTGTCCTCCAGACCGTTTAAACTTTTCAAATGCTTCTTCAACTTGTTCTGGTGTAATTGTAGCTCTATTACCACTAAATCCTTCATAATAACTTTGTCCTCTTTCAACAGATTGAACATATCCTTTTTCACTTGCCAATACTGGAATACCAGCAAACTCCTTTGCAAGACGACTTGCTGCCTCATTAGGATCATTTGTAATCATATCAGGAGTAACACCCCTACCTTCAATTAATGATATTGCAATCTTATCTTGGTTTTCTGGACTGAACAAATCAGTTTCTGGATTTAATCCAGCAGCTTTTGCTTGTTCAATTGGGTTTGTTAATTGATATCTACCAATTGCACCACGACCACCTTGCTCACCTGTTGCATTTGCTGCTTCAGCAATTGTCATACTTGTGAGTTCATCATTCTTATCGTTTGGTGCAATAGAAGTATATCCTCCTTCTGCACTTCCAATCAAATCTAGAATTGGTTTGTATTGTCCTGCTGTAGCGGAACCACCAGTAGTTCCAGCAGTAGTTCCAGTTTCTTTATCATCATCAAATTTAAACATACCCCTAAGAGTCTCAAGTAAATTGAAATTTTTCAAGGCTTCTATTCCTTTTTCCAAATCTAAAACCATATTATTAACGCCATCTTCAGCATTTGATTGCTCAGATTTAAATCTCTTTTCTTCTTCATCAACATCATCCTGTTGTGGACCAAAAATACGACCCCTAAGACCATCAAGTGAGACATTAAAGTTTCTAAAGAAATTTATTGTATTATCTACCCAACCACGAAGAACATTATAAACAACTGTCATCTTAGTGATTAAGTCTTGAGCACCTTTGATAATCTTTGGGAGATTTGTAATCAACCATCCAACAAAGATAGTTCCAACAAAATCCATAACTCTTCCCAAAATTCCTTTGGTGCTTCCTGTAATCACTCTTTGTGTTGCAGAACCTACTCCCAATGAATTAATTTTTGCTGATTCAATTAAGTCTTCTCTTTCTCTTCTTCTTACTGCTTCTCTTCGCTTTTCAAATACACCTAGTCGTGATCTAATTGCTTTTTCTTTTGCTCTATTACTTTTTACAAGTCCTCTTATGATTACTGTAGATGTATTATTAGCTTTTCTCAATCCAGTGCCAAAACTATTCAGAGACCTCTGAATATTAGTAATACTAGTGCCGCTTTTAAATAGGGATTGTTGTGCTGACATTAGTTAGGTACCACATTAAAGTTTGAATATGCACCAAACAAATAAATGTTATCTTGATTTGAAGTTGGTATACTTGGAACACCAGAAACCGCACCTTGAGCAGCAGGAGCTTCAATTGGTTCTGCTTGTTGCTGCGACTGTGCCTGCTGTATAGGCATAGGAATAACTGTCACACCTGGTTCTGTTGACTGCGATATAGTTTGTGCAACAGTGTCATTTCTACGCATAGAAGTGATCATATCTGCAGAAAGTTGTCCAGTTCTGCCAATATATTTTTCCTGATCAATAAAACTCTGCACTTCTGCAGCACTAGTTCCCATTTGTGCAAATGTAGTGTCATCTTCTGTCATCTGACCAGGTTCTAATCCTGCAGAAGGATCGCCTTCAATAGGAACATCTCCTGGTTCTACATTAACACTCATTTCAATCTCACCATACTCTGCTGGTATATCTTGATTTACTGGTGCTTCTCCCTCTTCTTCATTACCTTTCAGTTGGTCTGCTGACATTGGTTCTCTACCCATCATAGGAGTGACTGGTTCAGTCATAGACATTTCTGTGGTTTCAGGATCTATCGTTGTAGTTTTACCTTCAGCACCTACTGGTTTAGTCAAATCAATATCACCAGAACCCATATCAAAAGTAAATTTGGTAGCACTATCTGATACACTATCTGATATAGAATTTAAACTATCAGAAAGTGGAGAAGGTGGAATTAAAGATGGACCACCAGTTCCAGACAAATCATCTGGTGGTGCTGTAGGGTCAATACCTGTTATTTCTGGTTCTTGTGTTTGTTCTGGTTGATCAGTTTGTTCTGTTTGCTCAGTTTGTTCTTGTTGCTCTGTTTGATTAAGATCTCCTGCAGTAGTTCCTTCATTTTTGTCTGCACCTAAATCCGTTGGAGGTGTTGCTGGATTGTCTTCTTTTTTTCTAAATGCTTCACCTGACAACAACTTCCATAAACCTGGAAAACCTTCTTGTAGAGCTTCAGTAACTATATTAATAAACTGTGCGATCGGATCTGAAAATAAACCTGCTACAGCAGCACCAGTAGCAAGAACACCAAAAGCTCTAAATCTCAAAGTAAGTAATGCTAATGCTGCTTTACCAGCCAGCATCACAGATCCAATCTTAAGTAGATTAGATACAATAGATTCTTTTAATCTATTCAGTTCTTTAGTGTTTCCATCACTAAGAGCTTTTATTACTTTTAATGCATTTATTGCTAACCATCCACCTAATAAGGTGTAGAAGAAATTGCCAAGTCTCCCTAAAGTAAGTTGTGCTCTACCTGCTAGTTTTTGTGCAGGTGCAATAGTTTTAGCCTGTATCTTTTGCTCAATTGCAGATTCTTTACCTTCTCTCAGTTGTTGTTCTGCTAATCTTCTCTCAAGTAATAATTCTTGCTGTTCTTTTCTTCTTTCTAATGCTTGAGATGTTGCTAAATTATTAGCAATCACCGTCATTGAACCCGATAAAGAATTCACCTGAACACTTAAATTTTGTATCTGATTAGATACAACACCCAATTGTAATGAGTTCTTATTAATTAATCCAGTTGTAACAGGATCTGGTTGTGCAACAGCACCAGGAGCAACTGCCCTGCCAGTAAATGCAGCAGCAGATAATGTTGTTCTTCTTCCTATAAGTGCTGAATTAACCATTCTGCTGTTGTTGTGCCTTCAGGTTTTCTTCTTCAATATACTGCTTGAGGAAAGTAAGATAGATTTCTTTCTCCCAAGGTATCATATTTTCTAACTCTGTCAAAGAGTATTTATGATGGTGCATCAAGGCAAAATTAATTCGGAAGTATGACTCAAGGTCAGTATGAGCCATACTTACGCGAAAAAAGATGCTAACCCTTCCAATAAGATATCGTTTTCAACTTCAGTGTTAGGATTTTTCACTTTAATAGTATGAGATAACTTAGGCATTGTTACAAAGAAATCTTCAACTTCTTTGAATTGTTTAGAACTAAGTTGCTCAAGAAAATCACGAATCTCTTTCTTGGTGCAATCTTTTGCAGACCAAGATTCTTCTTCATTATAAATTTGTTCAATACAAGAACCAATGATTTCGAAAGTATCATCCACATTAATATCAGACATTGCAAAATTAGTTTTCACAAATTGATCCATTGATGGATACTTCATTCTTAAAGTCAGATTCTCATCTAATTTAATATCACGAGAATGCTTTTCATCAACTTGAATCATAATATCATCAAGTGCAATTGTCGCTGGAACTTTTGTTACGCCATCATCAGGACAAGTTACAAGAACTTCAACCTCTTCACCAACAGACTTACCACGAATGTTGAGGAACAAATATTCAATATCAAATGTTGCAAGTTCTTCTACTTTAACACCACGGGTGCTAATGCAACTTTTAATTACATCTTTAACGGCATTGGTAATTTGCGTTGTATCTTCGCTTTCCATTGCCATAATAAGAATCTTTTCTTCCTTCACTAGAAAAGGTCTATATCTAATCTTTTTTCCAGTTGAAGGAATCACCAACTCATAAGTCGGTGTAGAAATTTTTGGTAAAGGCATTACAATCCTTGCACGTCAGTAAAATTATTTAGATGGGATATTAGACACTTCTATATGATGAATCATATGCACTGTAAGAACCACCATCAGTATATGCATCAAGAGTAGGTCTAAATTGACTATTCAATAATACACTATTAGCTATATCAAACGCACTTGCACCAGTTCCAGTAGGAAAGAAAGATCCGTAATTGGCAAGAGTTCTATCACCAGGTGTTATAATTCCATTATCTGATTTGCTATTAGAATACCGTGAAGCATTAGCTAAGCTTCCTAATATTCCAGCAACACCTCCTGATACTAGTCCATCCTTATTACCATCACGTCTAGCAGCATAGTCAATAGAATATGATTGTCCTGCAATATAACGTTCAAAATTAAACGAAGCAGTCGCTTTTAATATCTGAGAACCTTCATACGAAACTGTAGTAGCATTTAATGCTATTGGAAACAGTCCAATAAATCTATACTCAATATATCTCTTATAATCTCTTTCAAATTTTACAATTTTAGTGTAATCACATTTATAATCATCAGGATACATCATTCTATAGTAATACCCTTTAACTGCAGGATCAATACCATCAACAAGGGTAGAACCATTAGCAGCAAATTCCATCCAGTGTTCAATAAACTTTAATGCACGATATTCGTCATCAACATAAAAGTCCAAGTCCATCTGGACAAATTGTCTTGTGTGTATCATCCTTTCGGTGACACCAGTGAAATTTCCTACAATATCTGCTGTAGCAAAACTACTTCCTGGTAAGGATGCTCTAGAACAAAGTAGTCCCATTTCATCACCAAGAAATTTTTCATCCATACCTCTTTGTTTAAGATATGATTTCAATAGTGAAGGAAATCCACCAAACTGCAACAAGTAATTAGATGTAAGTGCTACACTTGTTACGACAGGTTTTATATCTGCTATTTTTCTAGGAAAAGGTCTAGGCACTCTAAATATCTTATATGAGATTATTAGTTATTTAGATGTCATACAAGGGAAAATATTCACCGTCACATCCTAAGAAATATAAAGGCGATCCAACAAACATTGTATATCGTTCCTTATGGGAGCGCAAATTTATGGTTTACTGTGATAATAATGAAAATATTTTAGAGTGGGGTAGTGAAGAGATTGTTCTCCCGTATCGTTCACCTGTTGATAATAGAATTCATAGATACTTCCCAGACTTCTATATTAAGTATAAAGACATTAGTGGTAAAATTAAGCGTTCGTTGATTGAAATTAAACCACTAAGACAATGTTCTCCTCCATCAAAACCGAAAAGACAAACAAAGAAATATCTTAACGAAGCATACGAATATGCTAAAAATCAAGCAAAGTGGAAAGCAGCAAGAGAGTTTTGTGAAGACAGAATGTGGGAGTTCAAAGTATTCACTGAAAAAGAATTAGGTATCAAATAATGGCACGAACCATTAAGTCTGGTGGTAAAGTTGGAAGCAAATATTTTTATGTCTATGAAACTGGTGAGGTAACTTCTAG